GGCAGGATGCGGTAATACCCCGGCGCCAGGTTAAACGCGCCGCCGGTGGCCGTGGCCTGTACCGGGATCAGCGCGCTGGCCACACCGGCCGCCAGGGTAAAATCTGCCGTGGTGGCCAGCTCGTACACGGTGCCGTTAATCCTTTCCGTCTGGATAAGCGTACCCGCCTTGACCGTCACCACGGCCCCGGCGTCAGCCTTGTAAAATCGGATCACGCCCTGCGCCGCCGTGGCGGGTTTTGCCGTGACGTTCACCGCCCACGCCAGCAGACGCAGCATCTGCCCGGATGCCGTGGCCACAAACATATTGGCCAGCACCGTGCCGACCAGCACATCCTTAAGCCACAGCACCGGCGTGGTCACAATCGCGGTGATAAGCCGCCAGAACGGTGACATGCTCGATGTGTTCGTGATAAGCCCTTCTTCCTGCACTATCCCGTTGAAGCGCTCGCGCAGCGCTTCTTTTGTGACGGGCATTCCGCTGGCTTTCACCACTTCTTCAAAATCCACCTGCGGTTTTTCGGTCATAAGTCAGCCCTCACGGATACCGGCCCGAAATCCCATGTACCGGCAGTGATCCACAGCCGCGTCTGGTTTTCCTCGTTAACCAGCACCGTGCCAGGCTCGATACGCTCATCACTTTCTATCAGCAGCTCAAGGCGGGTAAGGATATCGGCGCGCAATGTGGGGCTGCGCTCCGCAACCAGCTCCGTGGCCAGTCCGCTTTCAAGAATGGCGTGAACAATATCCTGCCCGATGCTCTGGCTGTTATTACACAGCACCGGCTCGTTACCGGGATTCAGGGTAAAATTGCGCCCCTCAATTAATAAATCGATATATAAATCACTCATCAGCCCAGTTCCTGCCATTCCATTAATTGCCCCGGTGAAAGCGTTTCTTTCGGATAAATATTTACCGTGTTAATTTTCCGGCTGTTATCCGTCACCGTCCTGCCGTTGTTATTTATCGTTTTGCTGATGCCGCCTTTATCCAGATTTTTAACCTGCCCGCCGGTTGAAAGCGTATTTGCCGTTAACGGTGCCGCATCGGTTTTCACCGGTGCCGCAGCATTAGCCCCCGAATAAATAAATGCGCTGTTTTTAGGCACCGCACCGGCACCGGATAAAGCATCCACCTGTTTAATTTCAGCGGTTACCGGAATATTCACACCGGGAATGTTATTCAGCTTGTCAACAATCCATTTCCACGCTTTGGAAAAGCTCTCTGTAATCGTTGACCAGATATTGCTGAACACATTCACAATGCCGATGGCCATATCAGCCAGTGCCGCCGCAGGCGAGAAACCGCTTAACAGTTTCGTGAACGCCTCCCAGCCCTCAGCAATAAACTGCCAGGCTTTCCCGAACATATCCGCCACCCACTTCACGGCAGCAACCACCGCCTGAAAGGCTGCGGTTTCCATTACCGCCGCTTTGATGGCATCCCAGTGTTTGACCAGTAACCAGCAGCCCGCGACCAGCAGCGCGATGGCCCCGATAATGAGTAATACCGGCCAGCTCATGAAGTTAATCCCCACACCGGCCAGCACCGCCGCAATGCGCACGGCCAGCAGTACGCCGCGCAGCACACCCAGCATGGCGTTCCAGGCCACAATCGCGCCCCTGGCGAGCCACACCGCACCGGTAAACAGACGTACCGGCAGCGTGATGGCATACCACAGCGCCTTTAATCCCGTCAGAATGAACGAGGACAGGCCCAGAATGATGTTTGCCGAGGCACCCGCCGCCGCAAATCCCAGAATGGCCAGCGCGGCATAGCCCACCACGCGCGCTATGTTGGGGAAAATCTGCATCCAGCGCGCAAAGGTCTGCCCCATATCTGCCAGGCGGTTAAGCAGCGGATACAACACCGGCACAAGGGTTAACCCGATAACGGTCTGGATAGCCTTGAGGATTTGCACAAAGCGATCCCACGGCTTAACCATTTTTGCAGCCATTTCCTGCGTGCGTTTTAGCCCGTCCGCGCCGCCCAGCTCGTTAATATTGCGCTGTAACAGCGCCACATTGCCGTAAAGCTGCTTGATCACTGCCGAGCTGTCGCCGAACGCCTCATCAAGCTCCGCCTGGGCTTTCAGGTTCCCTTCCAGGCTTTTGCCGTATTTGCCCTGCAACTTCATCAGCATTTCCGGCATGGAAAGGATATTGCCCTGCATATCCGTAAAGGACAGACCCAGCTTTTTGGCACCGTCAATCGCGCCGGTCATAAAGCCTTCATAGGCGCTGCTCGCCTCACTGCCCAGCGTGCGGTTAAGCTGGCCCAGCACGGCCAGCTGCTCATCAAGGCCAATGTTGTAGTTAGTGCCGACGCCGCGCGCGCCTTCCATCAGGTCTTTGATGGCCCCCATTTCCACGCCGAACGTCTGGCGCATGTACGCCATTTTCCCGGCCAGCTGTTCAGCAAACTGCACTTTACCGAGGCGCTCCGCATCACTGCGGAAGTTGGCAAACATCTGCCCCATAAATTCTGCGGTTTCCGCAGACGTGGCTTTCAGGGCAAACGCCAGCGTGTTAGCGACTTTCGTCACCTGCGGCAGATCCGTGCTGGTCAGCCCGTCAATCGCGCCGCTGATTTCAGCGGTGGAGTTGACAAACTCCACGGCGCTGGCCCCGTAGGCCATGGAAAAACGCATCGCATCACGCTGCACGGTTTTCAGTGCCGTACTGTCCACACCGCGCGCCGAGGCTTCGTTAAGGGCGTCGTACATTTCGATAGCCGGACTCAGCGCCCCTTTCACCGTTTCCGCCACACCCCACATGGCCAGCGCACCGCCGCCGATACGCTTAAAAGCCTCTTTTGATTTATCAGCAAAGCCCGTGACAGAATTCTGCGCCTGCTTTAACGGGCGCGTTAATTTGTCGATAAGGCTTAATGTAAAATCCAGCTGTTTCATTCAGAGCCTTTAAACGCGATGCCCACGCCATTGGCTACAGCTACGGACATATTTTCCCAGTAGCGGTTATCCAGCCAGATGGCGGCGGCAATATCATCAATATTATCCTGCCCGGTCGGCAGATAATGGCGGCGTAAAATTAAATACTGGTCGAGTCCATTTTGTTCAATCGCCTGGACTCGTTTCGTTAGTTTTTTACTTCAATTTCCAGTTCAGGCGCGTACAGCTCGTTAATTTTCCCGACCAGCTGCAGGGCCGCGCCCGGACGCTTAATAATTTCGGCCAGCGCTTCTTTGCTTTCTGCCGCCACAATACGATTAAGATAGTTATTCGCCGGGGCGACTTTATTATCCATCGACATTTCGTTAATGAATTTGTTATAGGCGGTCTGGTTCGGCTCAAAGGTAATTTCAGTACCGGCCACGACAAGTTTAATTTTTTCCATTTAATAACGTCTCTCTTTGGTTAATTTCGTCAACAAGCTGGTTATGGCGTGCGGCGCACTGCCCGTACAGCTCCAGATAAAGGGTTAATAATTCCGCCGCATCCCTGCCGGTTGTGCCGGTCAGGCGCGGCAACTGCGTGCTGCATTTAGTTTTCAGGTTTTCCTGATAACGCACGTTCGGCGCTGGCGGTGGCGTCGTTGTACATGCTGACAAACTCATCAGACAGACAGCGGCTGGTAAACACCGGCTTAACCAGCTCCGTGCGGATTTCACGCGGTGGCGCATTGCGTAAAGCCTCCAGTTTTTCTTCCAGCACCCGGCCCGACTTGCTGGCCACGTCCTGCAACTGCCTGCCGGTAGCCGCTGCGGTGCGCTGGATGGCCAGGTCGATGCTGTCACGCTGCCAGCCTGCGGCCTTCCAGCCCCCGACGAACGCCAGCACCAGGGCAACCATCACCGCCAGCGCGGCCCGGCTCATCAGCGCACCCCGTTGTGTTCAAGGCTGAAATGATTGCCGTCCGGGTTGGTTTTAAAACGCCCGCCCCAGCTGCCACCCAGCGATTCCCAGTATTCGCCCAGCGGCAGATAATCTTCGGTGCGCGTGGCGTATTTACCGTTGATGAACAGGTTAAAATCCACGGCCAGGCGCTGGGTATGCAGGCTGTTGCTGATGCCGCTGCCCTTCTTCGCATTCAGCGCCGCCTGCTCAGGCGTGCGGTACGCTTCGCCAAAGGTCAGGCGATAACCCTTTTCTTCTGCCCAGTGGATGAGATTTGCCACCATGACGGTGAACAGCTGCTGCTTTTCGCTTAAGGTCACTTAATTGCCTCCCTTGCTGAATAAACCGCTGATACCCTTTTTACGCAGCCAGGCTTCCACGCCGCTTAAGCCCAGGATACCCAGCGCCGAACCAAACCCAATCAGCGCCAGCGGATGAATATCCGGCACCAGATAGAGCACCACGCCCGCCATCAGTGACAGCGCGCTGCCAACAATCACCCGGCCCGCCACCAGGCGAATCGTGATTGGCTCGTCACTGGTCAGCATCTTGCCGAGAGCGATAAGCCCGCCCATGATAAGCAGCGCCCAGAAGCCCTTTTCGTATTCCTGCATTCCCTTCCCTTACCCGATAAGGTTTTCAGTGGCTTCCGGTTCCAGATACGGAACGCCGTCAATGTTAATAAAACGCGGATCGGTGACCTGGTATTTCACCTTACGCGTGGACAGCGCGCCGCCCTTCGGATCGATGTCCAGAATGCTGCTCAGGTTCATCTTGCAGCCGAACGCCTCCACCTTTGATTCCTCATCGCCCGCTTTCGCGTAAAAGAGGTAATCCACCGGCGGGATGCCGCGCCAGGAGCCATAGCGCTGGGCCAGCCCCTTAAGCACGGCCAGCGCCTTGATGCTGAACTCAATTTCGCCTTCGGCAGACACATCGCCATCCACGAAACCATCCGGCACGCCGCGCGTCTGTACTGCCGTGGTGTTGTCGGTAATGTCGAGCGTGATTTTTTCGGCATGGACAAGCGTGCCGTCGATGTAAAAATCAAAAGACATACCGGAAATACGCTTACTCATGCGCTGGCCTCCAGACTCTGATCAAGCACCAGGCTAATCGAAATTTGCAGCGGCATTTCATACGTGCGTACCACGATGTAAATTTCCACCTGCTTTTTTGTTTTCCAGACGATGGACACGTCGCCATCCTGCGGCGGCTTTACTTCACCGGGAAACGTCACGCCGTTGATTTCAGCGGCCTTTGACATTTCGCGCAGCGGCTTCGCAAACAGCGACTGATGCGCCGCAATACTGCCCGGCGTGCTGTTCAGCGAGCGATCCGCAATCTTGCCGATGGCCAGCAGACGCACACGGCGGGCGGCCTTATCCGCGATACGCAGCGTTTCGATGGACTGATAATCACCGCCTTCCACGTCCAGCGTGCGCCCGTCTGCCCAGTAGATGCCGTCATAATCGGGATACCACATCGGCACGCTGTAGCGCTGCGCCTCCAGCGCGCGCAGTGTGGCCAGCTCCAGCACCGCGCCGGTGCCGTCCACCGGCATTTCATCGCTGCCGAGACTCAGCAGCGCGCCGGTTTTGGTGCGCGCCGGGCTGTCTGCCACCGTCACGGCACGGTTACACAGCCGCCCGGCCAGCACGCCCGGCTCGTTACCCCAGAGACGGGGAACCAGCTGCACCGCCTTTTCGGCAATTCCGGCCTGT